CGACGTGCTGCACGAATATTTTGAGGGCCTGGAATTCAGCACGGATTTAGACATGGAAGCGGACGCGCTGTGCTGCTTTTGCGAGTCTCTGTATTTCCGATACGTAAATCCACCGCGCCAGTGTGAGGGCACGTTCATACGGAAGCCGCCCAACGTGGCAGTCATTGATGCGAAGCTGGCGCGCATTCGGGCCAAGCCGCAGCCCGACCAGCGCACGTCCGAGTGGTACCGGTTCCGGCACGACCTGATTACGGCCAGCAACGCGTGGAAGGCGTTTGAGAGCCCGGCGTGCCGAAACCAGCTCATTTACGAGAAGTGCAAACCCGTAACGGTGCATGCGGAGAAGGAGTACGTGAACACGGCATCGCCGATGCACTGGGGGCACAAATACGAGCCGGTAACGCGCATGATTTACGAGCACTTGTACAACACCCGGGTGGCCGATTTTGGCTGCTTGCAGCACGACGTGCACCCGTTCTTGGGGGCGTCCCCGGATGGAATTAACGTGGACCCTGCATCGCAGCGGTACGGGCGCATGCTGGAAATCAAAAACATTGTGAACCGCGACATCACGGGCATTCCAAAGAAGGAGTACTGGATTCAAATGCAGCTGCAGATGGAAACCGCGGACTTGAACGAGTGCGACTTTTTTGAGACGCAGTTTTCGGAAGAGGGCGACGAAGGGTGCAATAACGAAGCGGGCAATAACGAAGCGGGCAATAACGAAGCGGGCAATAACGAAGCGGGCAATAACGAAGGGTGCAATACTGCGTTGATGACCGGCACCATGATTTACTTCATGAAGGACGGACGGCCGCATTACGAATACGCGCCAATTGGATGCAATTGCAATTCATCCGAATTAGAAGCATGGTTTGACCAAGCCATGGAACGCAACCAAGCCCACACGTGGATGAAGACGATCCATTGGCGACTAGAAAAAATGAGCTGCGTGCTGGTGTTGCGAAACAAGACCTGGTTTCAACACGCCATAAAGGCGATGGACGAGCTGTGGCAAACGATCCTACAAGAACGCAGCAACCCGGACGGCTACGAGCATCGCGGGCCGAAACGCAAATCGCCGAGCGCACAGCCGTTGCACGCCTTGCTTTTAAATCCCTCTAACACAAATGTTAACGAGAGAAAATGCCGCATTGACGTCGCAAATTTGGAAATGGAAACGGAGGATAAAGATGAAAAAGACGCAACGCATCATCCATCGGATTTGAAGTTGAATTTATCATCTCAATTAAAACAAAATTGAAACAATTGAATTAAAGTATATTTAGCGATAGTATATAGCAATCGCAATCATCAATGCAATCATCAATGCAATATCTGGACATGTTTGGAGGAAAACCGAAGGGGGGGCTGTCGGACAATGAAAGTGAGGACGAGCAAGAACAAGAACAAGAACAAGAACAAGAACAAGCACGTGATGCCTTGTTGCGCAAAAACACGCGGGCAAATGCAATTGGAATGAATGCAACGGATGCAACGGATGCGATTTCGGACATGGAAAGCAATGCGTCCACGACGGACAACGACGACAGCGACGACGAAACAAACAGCGTTGCAAACACGAACACCAGTGACGAGGGCAACGGCGATGACGATGACGATGACGATGACGGCGATAGCCTGAACTTTGACGATGACATGGCCGAACTAGACCAGCAGGCAAAACCGGCGCATCAAGCACTGACGCCTGCCATGATTGCTAAATCCGCAGCGTCGGCGCTTGCCACCAACCCGGAAGTCAAAAAGAAGGCGACGAAGCGGGTGGTAAAGGGTAAGGCCACGCTGCAGGACATCACTACGCTGCAACAATCGTATGACGACCTGGAACTGAACGACGACGATGACGCAAACAACACCGACGGTGATGACGCGGATGACGCAGACGATGGCACAAACTATCTCCGCAAGTTTGATTCCGAAATGCGGGAAAACTACATCACGTCACACCACCAGGAAATGATGCAATTGAACGCGTCCGAAGTGGACGCGCTCGTGCGCGTGGTGCGAAATGCCGACGGCATGATCGTGGACAGCATGCATCAGACGATGCCGTTTCTGACCAAATACGAGAAGACGCGCATTCTCGGACAGCGCGCGAAACAGATAAATCAAGGGGCGCAGCCGTTGATTCATGTGGACAAAAAAATAATTGACGGGTATTTGATCGCCCAACTGGAGCTGCAGCAAAAGGCGCTGCCCTTTATCATACGACGTCCGCTGCCTGGTGGGAAATCCGAATACTGGCGACTGGCCGATTTGGAACTCATTTGAACGAAACAAAACAAAACAAAAATTAAAAAAATAATACATTTTTTTTACGTGTAAATGCATTATTTGTTTGTGCATTGTTTCAACACTTCCAACGTTTTCCGCAGTCAATGCAGGTGACAAAGGTGGTCATGGGTTCATCCGCTGAACGCGTTTGCAACTGGTAGTACGTGCATTTGGTTGATCGGCACTTGGAGTTCGGGCACGTGAAGTTGTCGGTGGACGCCTCCACCTTGGTTTCGTATTTGTGCTTGTCGCGCGTTTGTTTCGCCTTAATGAGTGCCGCCCATTTTTCGGGGTGCATGTCTTGATGCGTCATGAACGCCAGTTCGTGCGCCTTTATTTGTTTGCTCGCGATCCGCTGTATTACAGACGGGTTGGCCAGATTAATGCACACCGTGCGCAATCGGTCGGCGTAAATTTGCACGAAATACCCGTTCTCCCATTTCTTCACGATGTTTTTGGCGTCAGATTCCTGCAGAGTGTAATTGTAAATGCCGCGTTCCAGATTGAGCGCCGTGTTCTGCGCGGCCGAAGGCTCAAAATCAGACGCAGTGAAACGAGCCGCCAATTTGGCGCGAACATTTTCTCTGAATTTGGTGGGGTCCGCGATCTGCAATGCAGTGATGGAGTACGCATTGGGAGGGGGTGCTGTCATATTTTTGGGTCTGGCGATGTCTGTAGTCTGTAGTCTGTAGTCTGTAGTCTGTAGTCTGTAGTCTGTAGTCTGTAGTGTTTATCGCAATTGTTGGATTGTCTTTATTCAATTTTTTACGAAATATAAAAAAATGAATGAATCTCATTCAGATCATTCGCCTGCGATGCGACTTGCGACTATGCGACTGCGACTTGCGCTTATGCAACTGCAACTTGCGCTTATGCAACTTGCGACGTTTGGTTTGCATATGTTTTTTTTTATTTTTTGCACCTCCATTTAGATTATTTTTTTGATTTTGATTTTGAATTTGGGTATTATAGTTTTGTATTTCAGCTTGTTCATTTTGGTCAGCACGAACCAGCTCAATTTGACATGTTGAATTGTCATTCGGACAGAGTTCGTTGATTGTATTTTCCAATGGTTTACTTGCATCCTTATATGGAAAGTCGCCATCACCCACTTTGACATAGTATTTAATAGAAGGGGCAGAAGGGGCAGAAGAGGGAACAAGAACTGGATTGGCTGAAACAGAAGGGGCAGAAGGGGCAGAAGCGCATGGCCGTCCCCACTGCACAGTTTTGAGAGTGCGATTTCCGTAAGAAACGCGGCCTGAAGGGTCTTTCAACGCCTCCCACCCGGGCTGAAGAACGCACTTCGGAAATTCATATTGCACAATTTTGAGAGCTGGATTTCCGTAATAAACAAAACCGTTATTATCCTTTAAACTCTCCCACCCGGTAGGTGGTGGCCGTTCATACTGCGTTTTGCCGAGAGTGAGGTTACTGTAATAAACTTCACCTGAAGGTTCCCTTAAATGTTCCCACCCTTCAGGAAGGGGACTAACCGAATCAATGTATTTCATGATTAGATCGGAGTTTTCCTTATCCACACGCACAGCATAAAAACCTTTACCAGTATCGCGTTTGATTATAGCACCCGATGCACCGGTGTCGAATATTTTTGTTTTGTTGTCCGCATCTTCAAATTTTCTCACATCGTAACTAGGTGTTAATTTTAACTTTGACCAAGTAGAAGGCGTGTATGTTTTATCACCATTTTTTTCTTCAATTCGGTAATAAAAATAGTCAGTAGGTTTTGGTTGAGGTTTTGGTTGAGGTTGTGGTTGAGGTTGTTGTTGTTGTGGTCGTGGTTGAGGATATTGGTATTGTTGTGGTTGAAAATATAGTGGTTGTCGTTGAGGTTGAGGTTGAGGATTAAACCAATTTGCAAATGAAAACATGGTTGTATATTGTATAATGCACGTACAATGGAATTATATAACATGTATATAATATAGTTTGCCTAAATGTGCTCCGTGTTCCAAATGGTGTTGCACACGGCGCACAAATAAATGTATTTCAGCTGGATGTCGTCGTAACGCAGGTAAATGACTTCGCGAGGGACGGCGTCGTCCGCGTTTGAAACAGCCGCTCCGCTTGTTGCTTCTTCTTCCGCAGATGTGCCCACAATGGCAGACCGATCGGCGTACTGCGTGGGATTGTGGTTCCGGTTGCACGGGCACTCCGAATTGGGACACAGAATGGTGCTGATTCGCGGCAACGTGGGGTCCAGCTTGGTGTATTTGTTCACCATGTTGACGTGACTGCCCCCCTTTTGTTGAAGCGATGTGTGCGAAACCACCACATTGTCAATTGTGACGGCATTGTCTTCGTTGCCGCAGTTTCGGCAGTAATACACAATTTCATTGGTCTCGGTGAGACGAATGTAGTACATGTTGCCACAGCTGGAACAGAAATGCATGTTTTGAACGGAGGTTGAATTGAATTGAATTTAATTGAATTGAATTGAATTGCGTTGCGTTACTACATGAATTACGGCAATATTGTTTAATTCAATTTTTGCCCTTTTTAAGATTAAATACGCGTATATATGTGCGTATATGTGTGCGTATATGTGCATGTGTGTGTGCATCCATCAATCCATTGAAGAAGGGGAAGAGGAAGAGGAAGAGGAGGAGGAAAGAGAGAGGCGCTGCACGCACTCCTGAAACGCGCGCATCACCGACGCGTAATTCACCGTCGCGGTGAGTTGGTACACGTGCGTGGTCCGCAACACCACGGGGTGCGGGTGCTGCGCCAGCAAGCCGGTCAAGCGTTCTAAATGCTGCGGATGCGTTTGGCGGAATTCGGCGCACATGTGCTCGTAAAAGTAGTCGTGGAACTCAATGTCCGCAATGGTGCTTCGGAACGCGTCCGCCGACCCCAACAAGCGCAGCATGCAAAACTCGTAATTTTTAAACTGAATGATGCGGTGGTACGCCTCGTAATCCGGATTCTTCTCGGTGATGCCGGGCTCGTTCAGCAACGGCTTGTTGTCCAAGAGCGACATGAGGGTCAGCAGCACGGACTGAATGGTCTGGCACCCGCTCCACTGCTCGCCGCGCCACGTGTTCAAAATACTCACGCACACCTTTCGCGTTTTGTAGTAATTGGGATGCATGCGCGTCTCCCCGTCGTTCGTTAAAAATTCAACCACCGGAGGCGAATGCGGGTAATCCATCGGAAATTTGAATTTGAAAAAATAGTAACCGCCGCTGTACAACGAATCCGCCGGTCCCACAATCAATGCGTACCCAAGCAGCATGTTGGTTTCGCTGTGTCGGTAGTAAACGCCCGGCACCGTGCACGTCATCATGTCGCGCACGTCCCTCAACAACCGCACCGTCGTTTCTTTGCTCACACCACCCTGCATTTCGGAATGCATGGCATTACGCGTTTATGTTTATGTCCATTTTATTAATCATTTTATTTTGATAAAACGAGCTGCCCCGTTTTTTCGGGATACTACTTTTTTTATAACATTAAGCAAAAAATTGAAATAAAAAATGTGCACGGATTATATCCACCAGAACACGGACCACAATCCAATCCATCTCCTCAACAACAGCAACATCAATGGCGTCATCAACGAAAACAACCAAACCAGGCGCGCCGTTTGATGCGTTCATGAAGCAGCGGTATTCTAAAAAGGGGGAGCAACACACTCACACGCGAATTGGAAGCGAGAAACTGGGCATTCACGGAGGGGCGTACACCATTGCGCAGGACGACATCGGCGAATTTTACAGGAAGTACACGGACCATGTTTTCATTCAAGGGCGTCAGGAGTTTTTGACAGAGAAACAACTGCTGGACAACGGGCCGGGATTGATTGACCTGGACGAGCGCTACGACCCGTCGGTGGAAACCCGCCAGCACACGAAGGAACACGTGTCCAATGTAGTGGAAATGGTCATTGACCAGTTGTCAGATTTGGTGAACCTCACACCCGGCACGTTGTTGCCCATCTTCGTGTTTGAAAAACCCGATGTGAATTTACTGGAAGACACGACAAAGGACGGCCTTCACATCCTCATCGGCATGAAGATGGACCGGGCGCTGCAAATCATGTTGCGGAAACGCATGCTCGCCCAGATGCCGACCATTTGGGGCGATTTGCCGCTTACGAATTCGTGGGACGAAGTGCTGGACGAAGGCATTGTGCGCGGAACCACGAATTGGCAGCTGTATGGATCGCGGAAACCGGGACACCAAGCCTATGTGCTGAAGTATTGGTACGTCATGAATCTGGACGAGGACTGCACGTTGGGGTTTCATGAACGCAGCGTGGCCATATTTGACGTGCGCGTGAACTTCCAGCTTCTTACCGCGCAATATGCCTATCACGCCGGGTTTGAAATCGCGGATGCCGTGAAGGCCGAACACGCCGCAATCAAACAAACCATTGGCGTGCCCAAACAGCGGCGGTTGAAGGCCGCAACTGGTGCTGGTGCTGGTGCTGGTGCTGGTGCTGGTGCTGGTGCTGGTGCTGGTGCTGGTGCTGGTGCTGGTGCTGGTGGCGCAGACGCTGAAAAAAAGATTATCTTTCAACCACAGCACGTGGAAATCATTCAACTGTCGGACATCGTGGATGCGGAACGGCTGAACGCGGCGATTGACCAGCTGTATTCGTCCATGGAGCAAAAAGCATACGAGTTGCGCGAAACGCACGAGTACACCATGTGCTTGCCTGCCGCGTATTACGACTATGAACCCAAATGGATCCGCGTGGGTTGGGCGCTGCGCAACACGAGTCCGCACCTCTTCCTCTCGTGGATTGCGTTCAGTGCCAAGTCCACCAAATTCTCGTACAACATGATCATCGACTTCTACGACAAGTGGCAACAGTTCGGCATGAACACGCCGGCGGACGGGCGCTGCCTGACCAAGCGCTCCATCATGTTCTGGGCCAAGACCGACGCGCGCGAGGCATACGACGACATCCGCCGCAAAACGAACGAGTACTACATGGAGGAGACACTGAAAACGAAGGAAGCCACCGACGTGGACTTGGCACACGTGGTCTACAACTACGCCAAGGACAAGTTCGTGTGCGTGAGCATCAAGACCAACGGGTGGTACTCGTTCAACGGAACCCGCTGGGAAGAATGCGACTCCGGCAATGCGCTGCGCCTGATGATTTCCAAGGACATCTACAACATGTATCATGCCAAGCAAATTGAAAACACGACGCTCATGAATCAGGAAGACCCCGGCAGCGACGGCTGGAAAGACAAAAGCATGCGCGCCGAGAAATTCACGGAGATTTGCATGCGACTGAAAACCACCACGTTCAAAAACAACATCATGAAGGAAGCCCGCGAACTGTTTTACGACCGCAACTTTGTGGACACGCTGGACACCAACACGCACCTCATGTGCTACAGCAACGGCGTCATTGACTTCACAGAAAAACGCTTCCGCCGCGGCCAGCCAGATGACAACATCAGCAAGTGCACCAACATTGACTACGTCCCGCTTGACCGCGTCAAACACGCCGCCACCATTGCCGAAATTGACGACTTCATGGCGCAGCTGTTCCCCATTATGGAGTTGCGCGCTTACATGTGGGACCACTTGGCGTCGTGCTTGATCGGCGTGAACCGTGACCAGACGTTCCAGATTTACGTGGGCGCGGGCAGCAACGGCAAGTCCAAACTCACGGAACTCATGTCGCGCTGCTTCGGCGAGTACAAGGCCACCGTGCCCATCACGCTCATCACGAACAAACGCAACGGAATCGGCGGAACGTCGTCGGAAATTGCGCAGCTCATCGGCATCCGATACGCCGTGATGCAGGAGCCGTCCAAGGGCGACCAAATCAATGAGGGTGTGCTGAAGGAGGTGTCCGCCGGTGACCCGCTGCAGGGGCGCGCGCTCTACAAGGACATGATCACCTTTGTGCCGCAGTTCAAGCTCGTGGTGTGCACCAACACCATGTTTGAAATCAAGAGCAACGACGACGGCACGTGGCGCCGCATTCAAAAGGTGGACTTCATGTCCAAGTTCTGCGACAACCCGAACCCCGACGGCGATGTGGACAACCCGTACCAGTTCAAGATTGACCGCATGCTGGACGAGAAGCTGAAGCGCTGGGCACCCACATTTATGGCGATGCTTGTGGACCACGTGTTCAAGACGAACGGGCTCGTGAAGCCGTGCGCCATGGTCACCGCCAGCAGCCAGAAATACCGGCTGGGACAGGACTACCTGTCCGAATTCGCGCGCGACAAGATTAAGATGCAGCAAGGCGGGCGCGGCATTAAGAAGACCGAGCTGTACGAAACCTTCAAACAGTGGTACGTGCGCGGGCACGGGCGCGATGTGCCCAAGGGGGCCGAGCTGTATGAATTCATGGACAAGAAGTTCGGCAAGTACACGAACGGGGCGTGGCGCAACGTGGCCATCATTTATGACGAAGACGACCAGGGCGACGACGATGCCGCGAATGAATGATAACCCATGCAGTCAAAACAAAGCAAAGCAAAGCAAAACAAAGCAAAACAAAGCAAAGCAAAACAAAGCAAAACAAAGCAAAACAAAATGTATTATTTTTTTGTGCAATAAATATAATACATTGTATATTGATTGATTGGATCCATTAAAATGAATGAGGAAACACAATCAGCGCAATCAGCGCAATCA